TCCATTTTGATTTTAATTTTACCACTGTCCTCAATAAACAGTGTGCCATGGTTTGACCAGTAGGTTTTCTTTTCGCCTTTTACTTCGTATTCACGAGCCGCGAATTTGATGTCGTATTTTTTAGCCATTATTTGCTTTCAATAATTGATTGGATTTTTGCTACTTTTTCAGCGACTTCGCCGAGGAACTTGGTGACTTCAGCTTCCATCTCTTCAATGAACGCCTCATCTCGTGCCACTCTTTTTATAAACATTTGCGCCTTGGCTGGCATGCGTGGATCAAACACCACATAGTCACACCACTGGCGACCTGTGCAAGCCATCTGGAATTGCATCTGGGTGTTGTACTTGGATGCCACAGTACCTGTGAGCAACACATCGATCATGGTGGCTGTGTTAGGGCACTTGATCTCTATGAGTCCATCATCCCCCACCAAGCCATCAGGAGAGGCTCCAGCCATCTCAATTGTTGGGTGGGATACAAACCCACACTCCTCGACCATCGCGCCCTGTGTGGCTTCGTATTCAGCGCGGGCATAGGGTTCCTGATCCGTACCCCACTGCATAGCGGCGTTGGTAAAGGACTCAGCCTGTGAGTTGGAGATGCGCTCCACCACGAGTTGAGCCATGTAGTTCTCACGAGTTGCTGAGTAACCTGTCTTGGTTTTAGCCATCAGGTCAGCGACACGAGAGGCAGTCACCTTGCCTAAGCGCAGGGCAAACCATTCGTTTGAGCGTTGTTCGACTTCAATCATTTCGGGCTTTCATCATTTCGTTTGCTTGGTCATATGCTTTGGCGGCAATGTTCTCTTGGTCTGCTTCTGTACCACTGGCTAGGTCACCGACCATGGCAAAGATGGCAAAGAAATCACGCAAGGTCATTTGGTCAAGGTGGATAGGTTTCTCTTTTTTCATTTGGCACTTTCTTTTTTGGCTTTTTCAACACGGGCTTTCTTTGCGGCAATCACTTTGGCTTGCCAGCCTTGGTCACCCTTGCAGGCTTCGTAGGCTTGTGAGTAGGCTTTCTGCAACTCTTCTGAGTTAGCGCTGGCGCTGATGGCGGCAAGGTGGTCAGCCATCAAACCTTCTGGAATCTTAGACTCTGTCTTACGGGATGCGGCATTGCCATCGTCGTCCTCTGGAGCGATGCCACAAGCCGCCATGAGCGAACCCCTGCGGGCATAGGTTAAAGCGCTCATGTAGCCCTGTGGATCGTTCTTAGCGGCAGGAAAGTACAGACGACCACAGCTAAGGGACTCGCCTGACTCGTGCAGGAACATTGTCTCTACGATCACGCCATCAGGATGGTCATGGGTTTGTTGGATCAGGGAGATGCCATTGTCGTTAAGGCTGTCCATGACTGCTTCGACGCAGGCGGCAAGGTCAGCGTACTTGGAGCGGAAGTGTGGGTTGACAGAGCTTTTGAGGGCAGGGCCAAACGCCTTTTGAGCTTTGCAGAGAGCGGTAGCAATGTTTTTCATTTTTGAGCTTTCAGAATTTGCAGGTTGAGGACTTTGACTTGTTCTTGGTTAATTTCTAACTGGTAGCAAAGGTCACGGATAGTGCCTTGGAGCATGCCCACTTGGTAGGCTAAGCGGTCACGGGCATCTGCATCTTGATAGGTCTTGGAGGCTTGCAGAGCGACTTGACTGATGATGTGGTCGGCGTTCATTCTTCTTCCTTTAAATAAGCCGTGAGGCGTTTGATTCGGTCTGCATGGTAGTCAGCCATGCGGCGTGCATATTCTTGAGCACTGAGAGCGTCTAAGAGCTTGCGCTGAGCTGTTTCAAGTTCTTTAGCCGCTAACTCTTTTGCAGAAGGTAAGCGGAAATATTCTTTGAGAATGTTGATCATGATGGTTCCTAGTGGGGGCCGAAGCCCCCTGTTGGTTTAGCCGATGAGGAATTTCACATCAGCCACATCAAGAGCGTTTGCCAGACGACCGTTAGCGTTGATGCTGTACTCGATTTGAGCGATGGTAGGGGTCATGAGCATTGTGTAGTCAATGCCAGAGATGCACTGGTTTGTGCCCTCGTACCATGTATAAGTTACATGGTTGCCATCGATGCTTTCGACGGTGTAGACCTGAGTCTCTAGTCTGTCAGTAGCGACGACCAGCAATCCTGCACGGATGTTTTGTTTTTTGATTTTGGCGTTTGCCATCTTAGTTTCCTTGAAAAGACCGCTTGCAAAATGCTACGGCATGGGAGTGATTGTATAGCAATCTAAACAGTTACAACAGGTTTTTACAATTATTTTCTAGGTGCTTACCCTAATAGGGGGCTTTTGCCCCCTTCGGGTTAGACAGAAGCCATCTTTCTCCAAGACTGGGAACCCATCCAGCCATTGAAGGTTGCCGCGCCCTTTTGTACTTTGTAATAAACACGAGCGCCTTGAACTGATGAGCAGGTGTAGATCATGTCTTTGTCTGTCTTTTGGTCACGGGGCATGATGAACGCAGGAGCTTCTTTTTTAGCGACTTCGACCAATGCTTTGCCATGGTACTTGTCAGCCACCTGAACCATCATGTCGGCAAAGGATGTGCCCATCTCTGCGGTTCTGCGATAGTTCCACTCAAGGGCGCGGATAGCATCGCGTTGCTCATAAACTGTTGCTTCGGCAAATGGAATGAACTCCATAGCTTTTTTGGAGTGTGGGTGGCGTGTGATTGTTGTGGGCTTGATTTCGCCAGAAGCCACGAGGTCAGCCTTGGCAATCATTTCGAGCACTTGCTTACGAACTGAAGCAATAAGCGTATCAGTTTGCTCACGGCTCACTTGGATAGGCGCAAAGTGCTTACCTGCACATACGCCCTTGAACCAGCCGCTCTCGACTGTGTAGCCATGCTTTGCCATCCTGCCATCTACAACAGCGTGCTCACGACCACAGCACTGGCAGTTACCACGGATTTGAATTGCTTTCATGATGTTTCCCTTTTAAAAGACCCTATGCAAAATCGCTGGGGCATGGGTGCATTGTATAGCAAACTAAACACATGCAACAGTTTTTTTATTAGGACTTTCCCTTATGTTGCTTTAATGCAACACGCAGTTTTTTTATTTGGTTATCACTAAGAGTTCCCCAATAAGTTAACTCGTGATACATGTTCAGAATAAACTGGTCGTTTCCGTTGTAGGCTTCTAGATCGTTGATCAAGTCAGCGTGCTGGTCTTGCCATTGCTCGACATCTACAGAGTAGTTATTGATTGGGGTTTGTGCAATTTTCATTTGGTAATCTCAGTTAGTTTCATGCCATATGTATTGATGCCATCAGGGATCACCAAGCCTTCACGCTTGATGAGTGAGTTGTGTTTGAACACTGTGTAGTCCACATGGTGATGCCAACGGTTAAACCTCCAGACGACCTCTGCCACATCAGGGTGCAGGCGCTCAATCATTTGAGACTTAGGCAGGGTTCCCTCTTTGGAATAGAACTCGTCAGTGTTGCCGCCTGCCATGGTCTGGGTGGTGGCCTTCTCCTGTAGGTACGCATTGAACTGGATGGTGCATAGGCCAGCTTTAAGCGCCCTAATGGACAGGTCAGTGTCTTCGTTGTAGCGGCCCCTCCAGCGCATTGGCAGGCTGTTGTCAATGAGCAGGCAGGAGTAGATGCGGGTGTTCATTACGAAGGCAGGCAGAGGCTCTTTGGCTTTGGCAAAGAAGTCGTAGTTAAAGCCAGAGATAGCGACATTGGTGTAGCGGTCTACGAAGTCTTCAGCGGCTTTAAAAATTGTGCCCGAGGTGACCTTGACCATGAGGTTGCGGTTGAGCCTGTTAAAGCTCGCGATGTTGTCGTCCATGACCCAGTGGCGGGCGTGTCCGAAAAGGATGCTGTGATCCCAGCAGAAGTTCCGAGCGGCCCCGGGGCCTTTTCCTCTCGAGTTACCTTCATCGTCACAAGTGTCATAGTCCCTCAAATATTTTTCAGGCAACACCAGCACCTTAGCAGGATCAATGACAGCGGCGTACTCATCGCGCTCGTGGGCCTCTACAACGATGTAATAGGGCACATTGATACGGTCGAGTGCCTTGCTAGTCAGGCGCGTCTTCCAGCGCCCTTTAGACACGATATAGATGGGGTACTTAGGATTCATCTACCCACCTCAAGTGCGATGCCCTGCGGAACTCAGCGTGCGGGAACCATAGCGCCTTTTGTTTTGGTGTGATGACTTGCTCCACCAGCTTTGCAAACTCTTGCACATCCTCTTCATTCCTGAATCGGATATTGAGCACACGGAAGGGTGTCAGGTCTTCTTGAAAAAACTCAGGCATGTCCTGCCACTCCTTACGCCAGTCAAATTGTTCGTAACCAAACAGGTCGCTCATTCTGGAAACGCCTTGTCTACAAGTGCTTTGATCCTTTGGTTGCGCTCATAGTTTATGAATGCTTGCTTGACAAACGGTGCAACAAACCACATAGACTTGTTTTTGCGTGCCATCATTGCCAAAGTGCGGTGGCGGTTAGTTCTGACTTTCATGTTCTCTCCTGAATATCGTAAAACCAATCGTCGCCTGCTGACCACTTGCGACTACCATCTACTGTCCACAAAGACTTAGCCGCTTGAAAATCTACCTTCTTTGTCTCGGCTGGTGTCAAGCTCTGGTCGTACCACAAGCACCTGTTGTTTGGCTGGCATGCAAACTGACCATTGTCTAAAGCAATCCAGTTAAAGCTCTTGTGCTCTTCTGCTTGCTCAGTGAACCCAGTGTCGACTTCCATGCCATCAGCACAAAAGTCCACAGTGAACATGTATTTGCCAAAATGCCATTCCTTGTCTTTGCCTAAGAACTTCACGCCTAAGTTACGCAAGCCAATCTTCTCAACGATTGTGAATTGGTAGCCCATGCAGTCCCACAGTTGCAGGGTGTCAATTGGCAGGTCACCAGCGTCTGCGTGCCACACATAGGCATGGATAGGTAGCTTGTCATACAGAGCGCCATACGCGGGCAACAGCGATTCAATTCTGAACACTTGACCACGCAGGGCTTTGAGGCTTACCCAGACCGCTGGCTCCAACTCGCCATGCCCTTTTTGGAAGTTGTACAAAAACTCTTTGCGCACAAAACATTTAATGGGCGGTAACGATGCAATGATGTAGCTCATTTATTTTTTTCCAGTAAAGCAGTTTGTATTTTGTTAGCCCACTCCAAGACCTTAATCAAGTTCCAGTTGGAGCTACTTGCATCGATGCCCAAGGCGGCTTGAATCTCTTCGTCAGTTAAGGGAATCAATTCAACTGTTTCAATGTTTGTCATTTGTTTATCCTTTTAAACTTTTGTAGCCATCTAGTGTCACTGTCCATACGACAGCGTCTTTGCGTTGGTTGGTTTTCCTACGGTCGCCAGTATCAGCAACAAAGCCACGATCCATCAAGGTGACCCTGCATGGGCGGTATGAGTTGCCCTGCATGCCCATGATGTTTTGAGCCTCTTCATCTGTCAGACCGCTAGGGTATTTTGTCAAGTTGACCAGCACATCACGAGTCATGGTTCCAAACTTAGGCGCTATGCTAAGTGCGGCAGATGTGCTTGTGTCGCTGTGGGATTGGTGTGGGGGCAAGACACCCCTTTTGCCTTTCATCTCAGCCTCTATCAAGGCTATGCAAATGTTGATGCTGTCCTGCACCCACATGTCATGGCTCCTGATAGATTTAAGTTCAGCTAACACGCGAGACATTGTTTTTTTGCTCATGTTGGCTCCTTTTAGTTAAGAATTAAACGGCCTGTCAAGCCCATAGACTTCAAAACGGTAATTGCGTTTTGGATCGCTTCTTTGCGTGAATGCCCAAAAAACACTGGCGGTACATTTGTGTTAGGCAAAGCGCAGTCAAATTCAACTACCCAAGCTGGCGGCACGGTAGCGCGAATGCGTGGGTTGTATTGCTCTTCTTGAAAGTAGCAGTCTGCTTTAAAAAGTTGTGTCATTTGATTTCCTTAAAGACCCCTTGCAAAACGCTAGGGCATGTCGTGATTGTATAGCAATCTAAGCATGTTTAGCAATCTATTCATAGGTGTTTTCCCTAATTAAATAAAATAAATATGTTTAGCTATCTGTACTAGAATGTGGCATGACTAAAGAAAAAGCAATCATGTTGGCAGGCTCACTAAGTGAGCTTGCACGCATCTTGTCCATCACTCGAGGAGCTGTCTGCCAATGGAAGCAGATACCCGAGGGTAGGGTGTGGCAGTTAAGGGTGTTGCGTCCTGATTGGTTTTAGTTACAATGTTTTGAAACACGGCTAGGAATGGATTGATCCCCGTTCCGAAAAGAGTTATCCCCTCTCCTGCCGCAGTTTCTTTTTAAGGGGTTTAAAAGGCGGCTATGCATTACTACCAGTTCAATATTGGTGACTACCAAAGTCACACTGCGCATCTTTCAGAAATGGAAGACTTAGCCTATCGACGCTTGCTCGATTGGTACTACCTTCACGAGAGTCCGATACCACTGGATGCTGGTGAAGTTGCAAGGCAGATTCGTATGCGTTCGCATAGCGATAGCATTGCCATAGTATTGCAAGAGTATTTTGAGCGCACTACAGATGGATGGATTCACCACCGTGCTGACATGGAAATTGAGAAGGTTGGTGAGAAGTCTGTTAAGGCTAGTGCCAGCGCCAAAGCCCGATGGAACAAGGCTAAGGATGCGAACGCATTGCCAGCGCAATCCGATAGCAATGCTACACATAACACATTACCTATAACACATAACACAAAAGAAAA